GTGAAAGGCACGACTTTCAGCGGTTACGCTAGTACCTACGATTTAGATCGTGTTGGAGATACGATAGAAAAGGGCGCATTTACAAAAACGCTCCAAGAAAATGAGATCGTTCTTCTTTATCAACACGACACGAATCAAGCGATCGGGAAAGTGTTAGAAGCAAAGGAAGACGACACAGGGCTTTTTATAAAAGCGCAGATCAGTGAAACGACGTTAGGGAAAGACGTTGCAATTTTGCTGAAAGATTCTGTTTTAAACAAAATGTCAATCGGATTCGATATTGTTGACTATGAAAAGACCGAAGAAGGGCGACATTTAAAAGAAATCACGTTGCATGAGGTGTCGATCGTTACGTTCCCAGCCCAGCCGAATGCTTCTGTTACAAGCGTTAAAAATTTCAAAACAAAGAACGTGCGGATCAGTGGCGATCGTATAAATGATTTTTTATCTCTACAGGATTCTTTTTTCGAAAAAAATCCGGTTGAAAAAGATTTAATCGTTACAGACACGATCAGCACGAAGGAACAACAGGAATTTTACGATACAATGAAAGAATGGTTTGATCTGAAAATAGAAGACGTGGTGTAAGTGGGCAAGTTTCCTCCACGGAATGCACTACCGACAGACTTATTGTTAAAGTTAAAAGAGCGCCATTATGAAGCAATAAAAGAAATTAATTTTGAGCTGAAAAAACGGGGCTATTTTAAATAAACTTTAAAGGAGCAGATCCATGAAAACTGAACAGAAAAAAAGACAAAAAAAAGAAGTTGGCGCTTCCCAAGAGCAGTCAACTTCCCTTAATAAAATACTAAACGATAATAATAGTATACCACAAAACGTACAAAATTTAACCGTAAAAATGTTCGCAGAAGGCGAAAAATATTCTATTCATGAACACTATAACGAAACGCCCGAAGGTGTACGGGATTTTATAGAGCAGTTGCCGATCACAGTTAAAGAATTCATATTAAAAGTGGGCGACGCGTTAGAAGTACCATACGAATATCCATTACTGGGTTTATTAGCGTGTGCTAGTACGTCGATCGGTCGCGATCTTTTTATCAAAAAAGGGCAACGGAAAATTTTTAGCAACGTTTATATTTTATTAATTGGTGAACAAGGATTAGGAAAAAGCCCGTCGGCTGAACTACCACATGCGCCACTAGTTCATAAAGACGGCAAATTTTTGGAGCAATATCAAAATGATATTGAAGAACTTCAAAAACAGTTAGATGATGCTAAAAATAAAGAAGAACGTCGAAAAATCGAAAATCAAATTAAAAATCTTGTAATGCCGAAAAATGTACTAGACGATGAAACGATGGAGAACATACCGATCCGTATGCTTCATACTCATAAAGGTTTATTGTGGACGACTGATGAATTCGCGTCACTGGTCAAAAAGCAGTTTAACGGTAAAAGTGTTACAGATTTCTTAATTAAGGCTTATTCAAATAAACCGTGGGATATCGGACGTAAAACACAAGAAAATCTACACGTTCCTTTTACACATTTAACGCTTATTAATACGACACAACCTGACATCGCACAAAAACTATTATTAACACCTGAATTGATCGCGAATGGTTTTATCTCTAGACATTTAATTTCGGTTGTATTACCTGACGATGAAAGAGAACCCGTATTACATCCGTATGAACTTACAGAGGAAGACGGAGAGTCATACGACGATTTTATGTTGAATTTATATGAGAGATCAAAAAGAGTAGCTGGAGCAGTCACACTGTCGCCCGAAGCGAAAGAAGTACTGGCACAGTTTAAATATTTCCACAAAATCAAGCGTCAAGAAGAATCCATGAGCGTGTTTAAAGGCTTTCACGGAAAGATCGAAGAACGTATTTTAAAAGTAGCTTTAAATTTACATGTGTTAAAGTGTGCGGATCAGTGGACGCGTGAAAATGTGGAGGTCGGTATGATCTCAGAAGATACGATAAGGGCGTCGTATGGATTAGTGAAACACCTTACGATCGACGCGCTAGAAAAACTATTTGCTACACATAGCGAGACAGAAGAAGACTTTATTCGTGAAGCAATTATTAAAATGCACAAAGATAATAAAACACATATTCATTATGATGAAGCTGAAAAAGATTATAAGATTTATTATGTGACAGTGGAAGAACTGTTTTATAGAGTAAGAAGACATTATAAACAAAGTCGACCAATGTTGCGCGAAGCATTAGGAAATAGGTGTCCGAACATTGGTGTTTTAAAGAAACATCCTACACTAAATGATAAAGGGCGCATTTATTATCCTTATGTCTTCTTTATCTCAACTCATATAAAAGAAATTTACGGGACTGATTAATTTCAGTCTTTTTTTATATCCAGTAAAACTCAACAACGGTACAAGAACGGTACAACGGTACAACAACAGTACAGGGCGTACCGAGGTTCAAACCGTTGGGAGAGTAAGGGCGAAGGGGCATGTCGGTACGACGGTACGCTTTTTCAAAAAAATGTTATTTTGCCTTTTCATGAGTGTGCAGCATATCCAATTATTTACAATTCGCAAAAGGGGTTATTCTTTTTTTATTTATATTTATTATTATTTATTTAATATTCTGAAAATTTATAGATAAAAAGAGACTAAAGCGTGACCAGTCAACGTCGGTACAAAAAAACGTACCGTCGTACCGCCATGCTCGATGAGCCTTAGAGCCACAAGGGATTGCATCGCGGTACACCCTTGTACCGTTGTGTACCGTCGTACCGTCGTACCTTTTAATAATCGAAAAATCGAAACTGTCGAACTGTCGAATCGACGTTTTCGACAAATACTAATGAATGAGAAAAGACCTCTCCAAATGAAAAAAGACATGCGGGGACATGTCTTTTCTCTAAAGGAACAGGTCTATGAAAACCTTATTAAGTTGTAATGAAACCTTTTGTAAATCAAAAAGAAGAAAAAAATTGAGAACGACCTAGAAAATCATGCCCTTGATTTTTATTAACTTCTACTTTGCCTAGAAAAGACTACACCTGAATAGAAGAGAATCATTTAAGTTCGAAGCCAGCTAAACATTCGAACCATATTCTCATTATTTCCATAAAGGGGCGATCTTATATGAAGTATGTAGAAATAAACATGTTTAATCAGACATTTTTGTTTAAAGATTCAGAAGTCAAACGATTGATCTCGAATCATGATCGCAAAATTATTTTTAAAGCCTATTGTCGTGGAAAATGTTACGTTACGTTTCATCACTTAAAAGCAATTATAAAAGGTTTTTAGAAAATTACGTAGAAATCCTGTCTATACTGATAGGAGGTCGATCCATTATGGATATATACCAAAAAGTGACCGAAGCGTCGAAGGCGGTCGGGATCAGCGCGTCCAGTTTAAAAAGATATTATCTATTGTTTGAACAGTTCGGTTACAAATTCAATCGCAATAATCAAGGACATGTGATGTTTTCTGAATATGAAATCGATCTGTTTAAACAGTTAATCCCATTAAAGAACCAGAGTGGTATGACCGTAGAAACAGCGATCAAACAGATCATGGAAAACGAAGGATTGACCGTCGGAACGGATCGGACAGATCAAACGGATCAAACAGATTTATCTGTTATGACACGTCAAGTTCAAACAGTTATGTCAGAACTAAGCGAACTAAAACAGATCGTCCAGCAACAAAGTGAAATCATTCAGCACCAGCATGAACAGATCACCAAACAAATAGATCAAAGGGATCGCGATCTGACACACGCGATGAAATCTATTTTAGAAACACAAAAACAAATTGCAACTGCTACCCACAACAAAAAGAAATGGTGGAAGTTGTGGTGAAATTATTTGAGTGTATTAATCCAATATGCTTTATTGAACGACAAAAAGACGCCCGTCCATGTTCGGGACGCGGTGAAAGATCGACACTTTAAATATTATTGTGAAGAGTGTAAAGAAGAATTAGTTTTAAGAGACGGACTAGTCAAGCAAAAACATTTCTCTCATAAGCCCTCCACAAATTGCGAAGTGAGTAAAAAGGGCAACGGTGAAAGCATTGTACATAAGTACTGGAAGAATCATTTTGCTTCACGATCTTTCATTGATCTGCCTTACTACGAATTGAATGAAGATCAAACCGATCTAACAGTTCAAACGGCTACTTATAATATTAAAATGGCAGTTACAGAAAAAACGTTCACTTTAAAGAACGGGAAATCGATTAGACCTGATATTGTGCTTACATTGGAGGATGGACGAGACGTAGCGCTTGAAATCTGCTATAAATCCAAAAAGACCTACAAACATATACAAGCTTTTGCAGAACTCGGCTTGACGGCTTACGAGGTTCGCGTATATGAAGACAAAGCGTGTGAGGTCAAGGTTTTATATTCAGAGGGAAAAATTCTTCTTACAGAGCAAATACAGGACAATAAGGTGCAAAAGGACAAAGATCGGGCTTCTACCTTTACACGTTCTATTTATGAGATCGCGGACAAGTGGGAAAAGAAGAATCGATTTATTCCGACTGTCAAACGGTACACTTACTTTTTATATTCTCAGCATGATGATACAGCCTATCGTTTTAGAACTACGTATAAGACATATTTACAAGTGGTTAAGAGTTACGGGAAATTCTATAAGATCAGCATGTCGGGTAATCTTCAAAACCGAATAGCAAAGGATGAATTAAAACTATTAGGTTAATGATAATAATGGTTGAGCGATCCTACTCTGT